CTAAACTTGAAAGAGGTAGAGTCACAGAAATCAGCAGTTATGTGAAAATTGGGGGTGATTTAAAGACCATACAGACCCTTAAAAAAACTTTTCCATACCAAAGTATCACTCAAAACTACAATATAAACTTCACAGATTTTGATAGAACTGAGAAGTTAGATATAGAACAAGCACTCACAAATATCAGACAAGGCAACTATTGGCATGACAATATGATAAGAGTTGTAGCATCATTGGTAGCAAGAAATAAATCAGATGCAGAGATACACAGTGTCCTGACAGGTATAACACAAGCAGGATATTCAGTAGACCAAACTATAAAAGAAATAGATGGTGCTATTGAGAGTGCAAGAAACAAGGGGTTTAATAGACCAATTTTAACAACAAATAGCGCAGCAAGTGTACCAAAACTAGATACATCTGTATTTAGAAGATGGACACCTATTGACCCCTTGTCCATACCACAGACAGATTTCTTGTATGGCAACAAACATTATATCAGAGGATATTGCTCCTTAACTGCATCACAAGGTGGGATAGGTAAAAGTAGCCTAGTTCTGACTGAAGCAATCTGCATGGCAACAAATAGAGATTTGCTCAATGTGGCAACAAAGAAATGTAAGGTTGCATATCATAATTCAGAAGACCCATATTCAGAGATACAGAAAAGAGTGTATGCAGTGGCACAACATTATGAGATAAAGCAAGAAGAATTGCATGACTTATATATCTCATCAGGCAGAGAGCATGAGATACTATTGATGATTGGTGAGTATGGCACAGTTAATGAAGAAGCAATACAGATAATAGAAGAATTTGTTAAGACTGAAGAAATTGATTTATTGATATTTGACCCACTTGCAAATCTGCACACATCTACAGAGTCAGTTGAGAACTTTAGAACTCTCGCAAAGACACTGAGCCAATTAGCAGATAGATGTAATATTGCAATTGAGGTAGTTCATCACACTAGAAAAATACAAGCAAACCAAACCAACGTATCACCTGAAGATGCAAGAGGTGGTAGTTCACTGATAGGTGCAGTAAGAAGTGCAAGAGTGTTAAATAGAATGAGCAAAGAAGTCAGTGAGCAACTAGCTATAGATAATCATGTAGATTATTTTAAGATTGAACCTGCAGGTAAGAATAATCTATCAAGACCACTTGACCAAATAGTTTGGTATAAAAAGACAGGTGAGTTCCTACCCAACAATGATGAAGTTGTTGTTATTGAAAGTTACACACCACCATCTGCATTTGAGGGCATATCAAAAGACAAGATAGTCAATTTAATGAACTCTATTAGAGATTGCCAAATATATCTTCTTACTAATATCAGAGCAGTCAAAAATGATTACAAGATGTCAGTGCATGAGTTCATAGCAGACTTCTTAGACTTTGACATCAATGCACCTGCAATTAGGAAAAGAGTATCTAGTATGCTCAAGGTGTGGATTGAAGAAGATGTACTAAGAGAAGAAACAATTGATGCACATAGAGTAGACCCAAAAGCATATAGAAAAGGTCAGACAACTAAGTTCATTGCATTAGGGGAAAACAGGTTGTGAATATTTATGTTAGATGAAAAGTACAAAGTAACAGAATTAAAGAACCATGAATATAAAGATTGGTTATTAAAAAAACATTATGCAAGAAGACTGACAAATGTTTCATTCTGTTTTGGACTGATAGATAATGATTACAAACTTCATGGTGTTTGCACATTTGGTAGTTCAGCAAACTACCATTACAATGATGGTGATTGTTTATTTCATACTATAAAAGTGAGAACTCTTGAATTAAATAGGTTAGTCATAAATCAAACAAATGAGAAAAATATATTAAGTTATTTTGTATCTCAGTGCATAAAATTAATACCAAAACCAACAGCATTAGTTTCATATGCAGACCCTAACAATAATCATCATGGGTACATTTATCAGGCAACAAATTGGTTGTATACAGGTGAGTCAAATCCAAAGACCAAGTTTATTTTTGAAGATGGTTCATCATATGATATGCGCAGAGGGTTAGACAAAAAAGGTAAGATTGTAGAGCAGGTTAAAATGAAACCAACATTAAGATATATATATATAAATGCTGCCAAAAGAGATAAAAAAAAGTTGATAAAAGATTTGAAAGTTGAATTAAAGCCATACCCAAAAGGTCAGAATGGTAGATATGAATGTATTGACATTGATATGACAGTTCAACCTGATTTATTTATCTAATGTGTGTAGTAAAATAGGGGTGTTTTTACTACTACAAAATGAGGAAAATGGTAAATGTGGAAAAAGTGCAGAAAAATAGCTGAAAGTCTTACTGACTGTAGTATTGCTAAATGTGTATGTAATGTTGTGTGTAGTAGCTATATTATATATAGCACTACATACTACTACACACACATGTATGTGAGGTACAATTGAAGTTGTTAAGAGGTAGAACAGAACACCATGATTTCTTTGATAGAAAAGGTGGTCAGAGAGTAGGAGTTAAAGCATATCAGAATCAGTCATTTTGGGACACCATAGAACAGTATCTATTGTTGCAAGAAAAGTATGATGAGATATATGGATTTAATGGATTGCCTAATTTGGTTGAGAAAGATATGGCAGAGAGATTTGATTCAGCAATTATGAAATTTGCTGTAACAATAAAAAGAATGGATGAGTATAATTATAAAAGTTATGTCAAAGAATTATCAATGAGAAAAGAAATTTGTGTAAGGGGATTAGAAGCTATGAGAAAATATGTTGAAGATAATAAGTTGTATGAGTTGCCTGAAATTTGGGTTGGTGATGCTGATGGAAAAACTATAGGAATAATTAAAGAAGAAGATAAATTATTGTATGCAAAAAACAAGAGAAGTGATATTGATTGTTTTTATACAATGTCAGAGATTATGGCAATGGTTAGAGATTATAAAATGACCACCATGATAAAAGAGCAACTTGATAAAGCTGACATAAGGGAAGCTAAAGTTGTAGATGTGCAACCAAAAGAAGATAAGGATTATTTCAATGACGAAGTCCCCTTTTAGATATAAAGAGTTAAAAGAACCAAGTGAGTTCTTAACACAATGTGCTTCTATTTTAAAAGATAGAGGTAATGAGTATGGAACACATTATGATTTGTTTCAAAGAAAAGCAAAGAGATTTAGTTTTGCATCAGGTGAAAAAATTACACCATCAACTGTAGCTAGGATGATGGCAGAGATGAAGTTGGCAAGATTAGATTTGAACAATTATGATGAGGATAGTTTGATTGATTGTATTAACTATCTTTGCTTATATGGTTCTTGCATGTCAATGGAACATGTCCAACAAGATAAAACATCAAATAATAAAAAGGGAAAAACTGTAGCAGATATTGATTTCTCATCAATACTGAATAAATCAATTAGTGACTGATGATAAAATATATCAAGTCAGATTTAGGCACAGAAGAAAGAGTAAGTGGTGAAATCTATAAGGATGAACCTACAGGTTTAACAGCAGGTTCAAAACTTAGAAGAAGAATCATGTCCCAAACTTTAATTGATAGATATTATCAAAGAGGTTTGATTGATTCTAAACAGTATAATACTGCTCAATACTTATTAACAATCCATTCTAAGGGTGCTAGACCATCATCAATGAAGTTTGATGCTAAGGTTGATGGCTCTATAAGTTCTTTTGATGGTGATAATATTGCATTTTCAGATTACATAAAAGCAATGAGTAAGCTACCAATTAATATGTTTAGAGTGGTGCAATGGGTTGTGTTTGAGGGGTCAACAGCTACAAGTCTTGATGCTAAGGAGTACCATAATAGGAGAGTTAGCATGAATAGGCTCAGAGATGCTTTAAACTTCCTTGCTAATCATTTTGGTATTTCTTGATGGGGCATAGAAATAAGAAAGTAATTAGTGGGATAATGGCAGAATTAGAGGTGCAATTAGAATTTACAGAAGACCCTGAACTGATTGTTTTCACACCATTGCTTGGACTTGGGTTGGTAGATATTGTCACATTAAATAGAGTTACAGGTGAATTTAAGGCATATGATGTAAAGGCAAGAAGTTTTAGAGGGTGTGATTATGTAACTAAAGAGGGTTATCATAAGAGGACAAAAGGTAAATTAATTAATAGAGCAAGGTCAGAAGAACAAGTAAGATTGGGGATTGAAATTATTTACCCAAAAGAAAAAGGGTAGCTAGGAGTGAACTACCCTTTTATAGGTTTGATTATTCAGTAGTGTATAAACTGTTTCTAAAACTTGCCATTGTTTGAGCAGAGTCCTCAACATCAGCTACTAAATAATTAGGTTTAGGTTTTTTATTTACCCATTCATCAAACCATGTCATTGCATCATCTTTCAATTGAAAGAGAGTTGTGACAGGTTTGTGGTAGGGTTGGTGTCTATGAAATTGATTGTCTTTGTAACAAATAAACATCTTCTCTCTTTCTTGAAAAAAGATTGTAAATTGCTCATATTGATATAACAACATTGTGTACCTCGCTTTAAGTTAATAATAATTGTGATAATTATAGTCCAATTTAATTAGGTTGTAAAGACTGTTGATTTTTTATTTAAATTAAATTATAAAATACAAATGGTTAAACAATTAAAAAATGATGATAAGCAGATTATAAAAAGACCAAGAGGAAGACCAAAAGGTACATCACCTACATTCTCATCAGTTATTTTGGTAAGAAATAGTATTAAAGAAGCAATAGATGAGTGTGAAAAGAGGGGCAGACCATTGCCCCAATTAATTGCAGATGAAATGATTGAAACAGGTCAGGTCAGTAGAGTTCTTGGTAATCTTGCTAGATTCTTACCTGCTGAACTCAATATATCAGTGGGAAATGACTTCAGCACTGCCTTACAAGAGGTAGAGCAGAGGATGGCAGAGCATAATAAAATAATTGAACATGATATTATTGAAGATGATGAGGATAGTTAGACCTATTCAGTAGTCATATAAGTTATTGATTTAATTATATAAATAAAAATATATAAAAAAATGATATACCCCCTCCTTGCAAAATATGGGGGGGGGTAGGATAATTGTGATACCCCCCTCATAAAAAAATGTGGATAAAAATAAATATACAATTAATATTTGACTATATTCTCAGATGTGCTATATTGGTATCATTATTAATTAGGAGTAAAACAAATGAAAAAAAATTATAGTATTTCACAAATCAGAACAATAGAAGACACAGGTTTCCCTGCTGACTACAAAGTAGAGGTTGGTTCAGGTGCAACTAGATTTGGTTGGTCAGACAGACACCCTTATAGTGTGTTTTCTGTTGATGAAAATTGGAACAATAAAGGTTATGAAATTATTGGAATACAAGAAGATGATTATAACAGAATTGATAACAATGGGATGAGTGAAGAACAAAGTTATGAATATACACCTAACCTAAATGGATGTGTAGCATACTTAAAATCTTCTGTTGTAACTACAGAAAAAGGTGACTTTAAAATCTACGATACTGTTGAATGGTCTGAAAAAGCTAAGAGATGGGTAAAAGGTCATGGTAGTTATGGTCTAGGTTTCAGAACTAGGTATTTTGATTATTCATTCTAATCAACTAACAACCCTCCCTAAAAGACCCATCCTAGTGATGGGTTTTTTTTTGAAATAAATACTTGATTTATTTTACAGCATAATATAGGTTATATATTAACATACCAAAAGTATGTTTCATTTTAGTATTAAGTTAATAATTAAATTTACTCCCAACCCTCATATGCAAATGTGAGGGTTTTTTATTATGATAGAAAAAAATAATGTAGTTGATACACTTCTTACCTTGAGGAATGACCCTGTATTGTTCTGTAGGACAGTATTACAAGCTGAACCTCAAGCATGGCAAAAAGAAGCATTAAACAATATAAATAAAAATAATAGAGTTTCAATCAGAAGCGGTCATGCGGTTGGCAAGACTACATACCTATCTTTTGTGGTATTGTGGTGGTTGACTACTCGCTATCCTGTTAAAGTAGCTTGTACCGCTAACTCAGCATCACAATTAGAACAGATACTTTGGTCAGAGATACAAAAATGGCACAAGATGATGCCAAAAGCATTTCAAGATGAACTTGAGTTCAGGTCTGATAAGATAACTTTAAAAAGTGTTCCTGACTCATTTTGTGTGGCAAGAACAAGTAGACGTGAAAATCCTGAAGCATTACAAGGTTTCCATTCACCTAATATGTTATTTATTATTGATGAAGCATCAGGTGTTCCTGACTTGATATTTGAGGTCGCACAAGGTGCAATGTCTACTCATGGTGCAAAGACTATTATGGTTGGTAACCCCAATAGAGCATCAGGTTATTTCTATGATTCATTTACTAAAAATGCTGAATCATGGAAA